GCTTGTGAAAATGGAGAATGCGTCGTCTATGAAGAAAGAGACAAATCAAAGTACATCAAACTACTCGGCAAATACATTAGAAAGTTTGTTGGAGATAAATTGGAACTCTATGGAACCAAATAAAGAACTAGAACAGGCAATAGAAAGTAAATTTTTAACGCCGTCTAAATTTGCTCTTGAGATTGAAAAAATCGTAGCAGAAGAAAATCTGAACTACATTGATGCTATCTGCCACTATTGCGAATCCAATAGTCTTGAGGTAGAATCGGTGGTGAAACTCATTTCAAAACCTTTGAAAGAGAGATTAAAGTGGGACGCAACTCGTCTTAACTTTATGAAGAAAACTTCTCGCGCACGTTTGCCTCTGTAATGTCACCCTTTGAATGTTATACTCAATACTTGGGATTGAAGAATCACTTCACCAATCCCAAGTATGACTATTTTAGGTATCATCAAAAAACAAGAGCATCACTAACTTCGTTTAATAAACGTAAGGACAAATATTTCTTTGAGAAATCTTCTAGGAAGTATTCTGACAAAGAAATAGTAGACTTTTTTGTATCAAATTTTGTAGAAGCAGACAACCCACAGAACCTATGGATTGGAGAAATTATCAATTCTGGCGAAAGGACATACGCAGATTGGATGCGGAGACAACAGAGTTTGACTTACTTGTTCAAAGAGCAAAGCAGCGAATTGTTCTTGGAAACAAAATTAGAGGATGCCTTGAACTGTTCCAAAGGTCATCCACCCGTTCTAAAAAGATTCCTGAGCGGGAAGATTTCTATTGAAACTCTAGTCATCTATGATAAAATATTCCTGTTCGGGAAGAAGTTTGATAAGAAACTTCTGGACCCAGTGTGGGAAACCGTCAGCTTAAAAATTAAAAAATATTCTCCATTTCTAAATACAGATGTGTTTCAATTCAAGAAGATTTTAAGGGAAATTATAGATGAGTAACTTTTTTGACTCCGATATTATTCAAGACGAACTGAGAGAAATCAACAAGTTACAAGAGGAAATCTACGGAAGCATTCTGACTTTCGGTATGATGCCCCGTGAGACCAAACTGGAACACATTGAGAAACTTGAGCTCTTGCTAGAAAAGCAGAGAGTGATGTATACTAGGTTGTCCCTTTCAGATGACCCACAAGCGGTTGAGATGAAAGAGAACCTACGCAAATCAGTGGCTCTGATGGGATTCCCACCAGAGACTGATATGCAAGTTTTATTCAGTAGTATGAACAAGACCATTGAATCCCTCAAGCAGTTTATTGACCGCTGAGGAAATCTCTGTTATACTATCCGAGTAATCCCCCGAATCCAATTAATCCGAGGTAATCCAAATGTCGTTTTCCGACCTTAAAAAGCAGTCCAAACTTGGCAATCTTACCGCCAAACTTGTTAAGGAAGTTGAGAAGATGAATTCTTCCAATTCTTCCTCCGATGAACGTGTATGGAAATTAGAGTGTGACAAGGCAGGAAACGGATATGCTGTAATTCGTTTTCTCCCTGCCCCTAATGGAGAAGACCTTCCGTTTGTGAAGATTTATTCACACGCCTTTCAGGGAGTATCTGGTTGGTATATTGAGAACTCTTTGACTACTCTGAATCAGAAGGATCCCGTGTCGGAACTGAACTCCGAACTGTGGAACAACGGCACTGATGCTGGTAAGGAACTGGCACGTAAGCAGAAGCGTAAACTGACATATGTTTCTAACATCTATGTGGTGAAGGATCCTGCCAATCCTGCTAACGAGGGTAAAGTCTTTCTGTTTAAGTTTGGTAAGAAAATCTTTGACAAACTGACTGCTGCGATGCAACCCGAGTTTGAAGATGAGGAAGCGATTGATCCGTTTGACTTCTGGCAAGGTGCCAACTTCAAACTGAAGGCAAAGAATGTTGCTGGTTATCGTAACTATGATTCCAGTGAGTTTGCCGCTGCTGCCCCTCTGCTGGACGATGATGACGCAATGGAAGCAGTGTGGAAAAAGCAGTATTCGCTTGCTGAACTCGTTGCTGCCGACCAGTTCAAGACTTATGATGAACTGAAGAAGCGTCTTGAGTATGTGCTGGGTTCCAAAGGTTCCCGCCGTGTGGATGAAGAAGTTGCTGAAGAGGAGACCTATTCTCGTGGTCCTGTGAAGGATCTTGATGAAGATCTTCGTACTGAACTCAACAATCTTCAACCCACCCGCCGTGCTGCTGCGGTTGAGGAAGATGAAGACGATGATGCCCTGTCCTACTTTGCCCGCCTTGCCGAAGAGTGAAGTCTGATTACACCATTGATCGTGTAAGTAAGTCCGAAGCCGCAGAGTTACTTCTGCGGTTTCATTATCTTAAGGACTTTTCTAAAGGTTTTAAATCTGGGTATAACTATGGTCTTTATAAGAATAATGACTTTTGCCCATTGAATATTGGTGGTATTCAGGGAGTCTGTGTGTTCACAGGACTCCCTGTTCCCGAAGTCGCACAAGGAGCATTTGGATTATCAAGAAATGAACAAGAAGGACTTTTTGAACTTTCACGTCTCTGCGTCCACCCAGACACACAATCTGGCGAGCATAATATCACTTCTTGGTTCGTTTCAAGAGCGATTAAACAGTTACGAAAGGATACTGAAGTTAAAGCAATCATCTCTTACGCTGATAGTGATTTCCATAATGGTACAATCTATCGCGCTTGTAATTTTAAATATTGCGGACTCACAGACCCAAAGAAAGATTTCTACTATTCAGACGGAACTAAACACTCTAGAGGCAAAATTAAAGGTGCTGAAGGAGAATGGAAAGACCGCTCCCGCAAACACCGATATGTGATGATTTTTGATAAGAAACTAGAGTTATTGTGGTAAAGTTATATTCGTATTTTCCGTTCTGATGAGAGTGTCTGTTACGTATTCTGAAGATTCCGAATACAACATTTCAACTCTCATATCATTTAAGAACTGTTGTAAATATGCTGGTTTCAGAAGATAGATTGATCTTTTCTTGTCGTTCTTTCTAGCCTCATACTCATAATTAGTGATTCCAGTTACGGGATTTAACGTTGCCGTAGGATCTGCTGGATTTGGAATCGTAAAGTTTTGAGTGACAACCTTACCTGCTGGAAGAATCAAACGATTTAAAGAATCTTTGACTTCTGTGGTCTCATAGAATCTGATTTTAGTCAAATCATTTCCATATTTGTTTTCAGCATAATTATAAATTTGATAGTCTGATAATGGCCACTGATCTCTGACATTTGTGATATTGGCAGTAACTAAAACAACCCAATCTAGATCGGGACTCCCATAAATCTCGTCGGCAACAGTATCTGGACGAGCACCATCTTTGATTTCATATTTGTTGAAGATCGTAAAGACATTATATAAGTCATCACGAAGTTTGACTCTCCTGAAAAGATTTTTTACGATCACATAATCTTGCGAGGAGTTTTTATCAGGTAAGAAAGACTGATATGCGAGGTCTGGTAGTTCTCTGAAGTATCCCATTTTAGTATCCTACTCCTCCTACTCCATCATTATAATCACCAGAATAAATTGGCTCAAGTTCTTTAAATCCCAAATCCATAATCATAGAAACTGGTGTTCCACCACCATCTTTAACACTCCCACCATAAGTTGCATAAACTCCTTCTCCAGTATAATTTACAGACATATCCGTAAGAGCACATTGTTTAAACTTATGTAAGAATGGATGATTGTCTGAACCTTTTTTATAAGTGAGTTCAAAAATATTTGGAGTATTTAAGTAAATTCCATCAATTTGTGGAGTCATATTTTTCTTCAACGTTCTAATAATATTTTTAACTTCTGCTGCTTCTTGTGGACCTCTTGGGGTTAACTTAAATGAAAATTTAAAAGATCTTAAATTTACTCCTTCAAATAATAATTCCATATTTGGATTTAAAATATTTCCAGTTTGTCTTGCTAATAATTGTGAAGCAGTGAGATTTCCACCAAAAGGAATATTTGCTGCAGCTGCCGCAATGTTTCTATTAAAATACGCAAGTGCTTCTGGATTAGATATGACTCCTACTGCTCGTCCAAGAGCTGTTTCTATAAACTTACCCATATCATTTAAACTACTAATGCTTCCAGCACCAACAGTATTTAAAGCGTAATCTAAAACGCTTGCAGTTAATCCATCTAAATTTCCTGGACCAAAATTTACAGAATTGCCATCTTGAATATTAGATGGTATTGGTAAAATAATTGATCCAAAGTCACTTTTTACATTAGTATTAACGAGTGGATTTGTTTTTCTATCTCTAATTGCAAATGATTTTGATACAACAGTTGGCCTTGTTATTGTTCTATCATTTACAGTTTCCGTAATTTCTCTAATACCTCTCTCTGTAGTAGATTTGCCGGGTTGCTTATAATCTACAATATTAATCTGTAAAAAATCAGACGTTTCGTTTAATTTACCTAAGGGATATCTGTAATTTGCCATCTTGGCTATTTTTTAACTATTTAGACGGATATTGGCAAAAGGAACCTCTCTTAAATCTGCCAATTCATCTGGATAAACTTCATATAACTGTCCAGCAACTTCATCATAAGTATATTGCCTCAATTGACCCCAGTGAAAGTTGATGGCTTTAAATCCCCATTTATAAACTTCAGTCACTGCGACTAAAGGATTTTGATCGTAAGATATATTTGGTGTCTTTGGATTATAAACGAATGTATAATACTTACCTGCCTGTGGAACTCGTCCACTTTCTTGTAACACACTCATAATTTCAAGCATTAAATCATTGGGATCTTCAGTTCCGATTACATTATCAATGACAGAACGTACCCGATTATCATTATCATCGGTCGGGTTTCTTTCTTGCCTTTGCTTGAGTGTCTTTCTAGGCATATTAAATACCTAATTCGTTTTCTGTAAGAACTTTGAATTCATATCCACGATCAGCACACCATTCTTTTGT